GAGGATGACCGCCAAGACAGACACCAGTGCGGCCCGCATCGAGACCCTGGAAGGGACCGAGTATCGCGTGGTCCCGGCGGTCATCCTCGTCGCAGGGGTGCATATGGGTTTGGACAGGATCCGCCGATACTACCCGGCCGCAATGCTTGAGGCCACCGCGGAAGTCTGGCAGGACATCCCTATCATCCTTCGACACCCACAGCCGACAGGGACCAGCCTTGCGCCGCTCGGACGAGATCCGGCAGTTATATCTGCGCAGGGGATCGGCCGGGTATATGCAGGGAAAGGCGAAGGAGGCAAGCAGACCGCTGAGGCGTGGATTAACATGGCCCGGCTAGCCGTACTACATGCGGCAACCGCGGCGAAGATTGAGGCCGGGGAGCCAGTCGAACTATCAGCGGGGATTTTCCCGATATCCATGCAGGCGCTGGCGGGTTCGGCCTGGAACGGGGAGCAATATGATAAAGTTGTCACGGACCTATGGCCCGACCACCTGGCGCTGCTCCCGGATCAAATCGGGGCTTGCTCTGTCGAGGACGGATGCGGAGTCAGGTGGAATCAGAGAGGAGGCAGCATGGCAGGAGACGGGGCGGAGGAGGGATGGGCGCGCAGGTTGTGGCGCATGGCATCTGACACGCAGGCCTGGCTGCGGGATCCAAACATGGACCAGGACACTCGCAGGCAGCGGCTCAGAGATGCCGTGGCTAAGACTATCCCGGCAGGGGAAGAGGCGACCGTCGAGGCCGTGTATGACGACAAAGTGATATGCAGGAGGTGGACGGCCAAGAACGTCACGACTCCATCGGCCCTCTGGCAATACCCCTATACCGAGACCGCAGACGGGCAGATTGCCGTAGATATGGCCGCAGGCCAGGAGGTACAGGAGCATGTGACATATGTCCCGGTGGCCAGGCAGCCGGCAGAAGGCGCTGCGGCAGCCCCGGCACTCAACGCGGCAGGCTGCACTTGCTCGGGCTGCGGGGGGTGTGGAGGCAAGAAACAGACACAGGCCGCGGCGGATGGCGCCGCGCATAGATCAGGAGAGGGAAACATGGCGATCAAGGAGGCGGTAACACGGCTGATCCAGCGCGCCAAGGCCGGCCTGGGCGAGGTCGACCGAGCATGGCTGGAGAGCATCCCAGAGGAACATCTCGCCCGCATCGAGACGCTAATGGCGCCTGCGGCGCCCATGGACCTCCCGGCGCTGCTTCAGGCTGCGGCCCCGGATGTAAAGGCAGCGGTTGAGGAGGCCCTGGCAGCGGAAAGGGCCAGGCATGTCGAGCTCGCGGAGAAGGTGAGCGCGGCCTGTAACCGCAGGATGGCCGCGGCTGACCTGGCCGCGCTATCACGCGATGAGCTATCCCGCATATCAACAGCCGTGGGCAGCGGTAGCACGTCGAAACACGACTACAGCGGTGCAGCCGGAGGCGGATCCGGCGGGGCGGCCGTTCCGATTTTGGGTGTTCCCACGATGGCCGCGCAGCTCGCGGCGAAGTAAGGAGGAAGAGCGATGGGTGCAGAGAAGACGGTAATGGTTACCGGCCGCGACCGGTCTATCGAAGTCAACAGGATCTGTGACGGGGACATCATCCCCGGAATGCTGTGCCAGATGAGCACGACCGTCGGCGAAGTCCAGGTACATGGCACGCCTGGGGGTAACGCGCAGACCATGTTTGCGCTGGAAGCCACTGACGCGGGAAAGGACATCGATGACGCGCTGGATGATGGGGAGAACGCGGACTTTTGCATCGCCGCAACGGGCTCTTTGGTGAACGCCCTGCTGGCAAATGGCGAAACCGTGCTCTATTCGCAGCCGGTCGAAAGTAACGGCGATGGCTACCTGCGGCCGCATGATTCGGTTGTAAACGTCCCCAGCGACTTGAGCGTCGATATATTCCAGTCGGCGATCGTGGGCTGGGCTGAGGAAACCCTCGACATGTCCGACAGCTCCGGGGCGGACCCAGCAAGCGCGCGCTTCCTAGTCCGTGTCAGATAACATTACATCATAGGAGAACATCCGATGAACGAATACATTATGAATGGAGCGGCCTTCGGCAGCATTGCTGCACGATTGCTGGCCGCCAATTTCAGCCCGCGGGTGCTACGCCCGTACACGCTCCCTGACGGCCGCTGCGTGGTCGCAAACGCGCGCGGCGACGGCGTGGAGATGGTCCATAATGCCAGCCTCGGCTATGACGACTGGAAGATGATTGATAACACGGTTCAGCAGGTACTCCAGTCCCGCTTGACCGTGGTCAACATGCTCGTGCGCCGCGGCCTGGTGTACAACATGGGTAACGGCATGGGCAAGACCGTGCTCCAGTCCGACGCGATTAGCGGTATGACCGCGGCAAGTCTGAGCATGATCCCGGCGGTAAAAGGCCCCGGCGACAGCGTAGCCTTCGAGCCGTACCTATTGCCATTGCCGATCGCAAGCAAACCCTTCACCGTCGACATCCGCACGCTGAACAACAGCCGCTCTGGCGGAAGCCCCATCGAAACGGCAGGGGCCTCTGCGGCAACGCGCGTGGTGGCGGAAGCTATCGAGGATAGTTTCTGTGCCAATCAGACCTTCCCTGCGGCTGGTGGCACCGTATACTCGCTCGTGAACCAGCCCGACCGCAACACCGTGGACCTTACCACCCCGTGGAGTGATCCTGGTGTTGACGGCGATGACGTGCTCGCGGACGTGCTTGAAATGAAGCAGGCAGCGCTAAACGACTCGGCATACGGGCCCTATGCGCTCTTGGTGCCCGCTGGCTGGAGCTCGAAGCTGGACACGATCCGCAATGCTACGTCTGACAAAACGACCCGGCAGTGCATTCTGGAGATCGAGGGCATCCAGGAATGCCTGGTAGCCCCGAGACTGCCTGCCGATGAGGCCGTGCTCGTCCAGCTTACCCCCGACGTCATTCAGGTGGTCGACGCCATGGCAGTGACCCCTCTCCAGTGGGAGACCGATGGGGGCATGCTCCAGCACTTCCTTGTCGCCGGTATTCAGGTGCCCAGGATCCGCGCAGACTATAACGGCGCCAGCGGCGTCGTGCACTTGAGGGCGGCAGTACTCTAAAAGCCCTGGCAATTCCGCGGCAAGGAGGCCGCGGCCCCATTGAAGCAAGCAAGAATCAGCAGAGAAGCAAGGATGCCCACCACCACGGGGGCGAGGACGCACGCCTCGCCCCTCCTTTCTCCCGGAGGAATGCAATGACCAAGATCAGACTACTTAAGGGCCGTGTCTATACGCGAGACGCCAAGACAGGCAAGGCCGTCTGCTACAGCCGTGGCGACGTATTTGAGATCGAAGGCCCTGCAGATGGATACCGCGCCGAGCCTGCCAGGTACGAGATACTCGACGAGGCGAAGGGCAAGAAGGGCAGCGCGGCCACCACGCCCAAGACAGAGGCCCCGACAGCAGGCCTTGCCATGCGCCAACGAGACGCAACGGGCCGCTGGTGGGACGTGCTAGAAGATGGCAAGCCCCTGAACGACCGCGCCCTTCGGAAGGTCGATGCCGAGGCCTTGCTCGCCTCGCGGCAGGCAGCCAGTGCCCAGGCAGCAACTTAACACCCCCAGGAAGCCTCGACAGCCAGAACGCTGGATGCCACCGAAGATCTGGACCGGCAAGACCGTCTACATCCTCGGCGGCGGCTGGTCGCTATCCATGACCCCGGTTGACCAGCTTCGAGACCGTGGCCCGGTGCTCGGCTGCAACGTCGCCTTCATCGACTGGCCCTGGATCGACGCGGTTTATATCGGTGACCAGCCTTGCCTCCTGCGTCTATTGCCAGACCTCGAGCGGTGGCATTCAGCAGCGCCAGGCAAGCTCATCATGTCCAAGCATCCAGGCTCGACGCCTACAGCCCCCTGGATCCACCACTTTACCCACAGCCAACACCTTGCCGGCATCGACACGCGGCCCGGGCAGATATGCGGGAACCGCTCGACAGGCGGCGGCGCAATCAATGTCGCCGTGCAGCTTGGAGCCGCGCGGATAGTGCTGCTCGGTTATGACATGTGCGCCAACCAGCATGTCCAGGATGGCGAGCCACACCGCTGCAACTACCACGACCGGCACTTGCCGCGGTCGAGATACGCGCGACCCCAGGACATGCCTTCGCCGGCACAGACCAAGCAGCAGCGCCGAAGGCACGCACCACCGCCACTGCCGGCAACCAGGGGAGCAGACCGGTTCGCCACGTTCTCGCGGCCGTTCGTCGAGATCGCCGCGGCCCTTCAAAAACTCAGGGTCAGCGTGTACACTTGCACGGAAGGCACGAGCGCATTGACTACTTTCCCGCGGGTTACATTCGCGGAGGCACTGGAGATGGTATGACGACGACAGCAAGACGACCACAGCAGACCAGGAGGCCCCCCACGAGGCCAGCGCGACTGCTTCCGAAAGCCCGCTTTAAGCGCTTTCATTGGCTGGAGGATCAGATCAAGGCCCGTGGCTACGCCGTAGGCGCGGAGATCGGCGTCAAGGGCGGCAAGACTACTTACCACCTTCTAGAGCACTGCCCAGGGCTCCGGAGGCTCTACGCCGTAGACCCCTGGACGACCTACGAGGCCCAGCCGCACCCGACGAGGCAGATTCGAGGCTGGCCGGCGAACGAGGACGAGGCCAGGAAGATCGAGCTGCGGTTCCTGGCCGGCGGGGCGGCCGAATATATCAGGGCCGGACGGCTCGCAATCATGAAAACCATATCAGTCGCGGCAGCCCCTGATATTCAGGACGGAAGCCTAGACTTCGTCTTCATCGACGCGTCACACACCTACCATGCAGTGACCGCAGACATTGGTGCCTGGCGCCCCAAGGTACGGCCTGGAGGCCTGCTCAGCGGGCACGACTACCCATGGCCGACCGTGCGTGATGCCGTGCACGCGAACATCCAAGACTTGCCCATCATGACCGCATGCGATGGGGTATGGTACTGCTATATTCCAGGGGCTTGAAAAAAGTGGTGATAGTTGAATTTAGTGACCCACTAACGGAGGTTCGATGCAAATGAGCGCGATCAGCGATTCCCACGGCCGAGCGATGGAGCTTGCTGAACTTGCCCTGGTCGCCAGGGTGCGCGGGCAGCAGGACGACGCAGGGAAGTTATTCAGGCAAGCTCTGGAATGCGAGCTGGAAGCTATTCGAGGAATGGAAGAATTCGGCCGCCGTATCGAGCCAACCTATTCAGTGCTTCACCGCAGTGCAGCTACCCTAGCCCTGGACTGCAGCGATGCTCGCGGCGCAGAACGCATAGTGACTAACGCACTGGCGGGAAATCCACCGGGTGAGATTGCGGAAGAACTCCGAGACCTCATGGAGCAAATCAATTTTCGGAGACACCTGGAAGCATAGCCTGCTCCCAAGTAAAGTAACTGTAAAGGCATAAACCATGCCAAACGAGGCGCCAGGAGAAGGAAAAGTAGTCGTTGCCTGCGTTTTCTGGAAGGGTGACTTCCGCGGGAAGGCCTACACCTCCTATCACGTCGAGGCCCTCCGCGGCATGGTGTCGCGCAACCTATCCATACCCCATAGCTTCGTTTGTCTCCATTCGCCAGGCGCCGAGTGCCAGGCCTGGCCCCAGCACAGCATCGAGGCCATTCCCCTGCGGCATGCCGACGAGTGGCCCGGCTGGTGGGCCAAAATGGAGCTGTTCGACCCTGAGACGTTCCAGCCTGGTACCAGGATCATGTATCTGGACCTTGACACGATCATTTGTGGTTCGATTGATGGGCTACCTATCCCTGAGAGTTTTGATTGGGGAAATCTCTACACACTACAACAATGGCTTGCCGCGGCCCCGTGGCCCGAGTGGGCTCGCGATGCCGTTCAGGAGTACCGACGAGCCGGACACGGCCGGGAAAAAGGCAAGCGAACGATCCTTGGTCGTATACAATCTAGCGCAATGTCTTGGATCGCTGGCGCACCGATGACGGCAAATGTCTGGCGCAAATGGATACAAGACCCGTCCGGACACATGACCCGCTATCTGGGGGACCAGGACTTCCTCAGCGACCTATCAATGGATGTCATCTCTTATTACCCACGGTCGTTCGCGGTCAAAATCCCAGATATCCCAGATGTCGGCCCCCTGCCTGGCGGGCCGCCCCTGATCGTCTGTTCCGGCGCGATCAAGCCCGAGCAATTGGCATATGAGAAGGCATGGGCGAGGGCACTATGGAGGCCTTGACCCCGCGCCCGCTTGTCGTCTGTACCTTCCTGTGGGGCACGTGGCCCGGCGGTGACGCCTCATACCTCGGCCCCTACTATGTCGAGACGTTGCGGCGTGCAGTATACAGGCGCTGCAAGACCCAACACCGCTTCGTGTGCTTCGCCGATGCCCAACGCGGCAACATGCTGGCGCGCCGGTGCCCTGGCATGGAGTTTCTGTCGATTGGTAACTCGCCCCTGGTGACTTCCAAGGGTTCCGGCAATCTGGCGAAGCTCAAGGCCTTCGACCTCGCCAACGGCTTCAGCGGCCATCAGGTTCTTGTCTTCGATCTCGACACGATCATTATCGCCGACATCGCAGCCATCGCCAACTACCGCGGAAGGCTAGCCATGCGCGCAGACTGGGCACCGCCTTACCCGCGCGTCATGGTGCCCGGGGGTGATCTGATATCCTTCAACGCCGATGCCATGGCACACATCTGGACCGAGGCAACGCAGCATCCGGAGCGCACCATTACAGACACCGGCGGCAGTGAGCGGAGGTTCTGGCGACTGCGCGAGGGCGAGAAGATTGACTACTGGCAGGAAGTGGCCCCCGGCAAGGTGGTCTCATTCAAGCGGCACTGCGCGCAGCCTGGCAGGCGCACGACGCCACCCGATGGGGCTGCCGTTGTCTCTTGCCACGGCCGCCCAAAGCCGCACGATATCGCCGAATACCCACAGGCCGAGTGGGCCAGGGAATCATGGGGCATCCCACCCAAAAACATGTGCCGCATGGCCGAGGACATTTGAACATGCCGCATCACGCACGCATAGAGGCACCCCCGATCCTGATAACGGGCGCAGCCCGGAGCGGCACCAGCCTTGTGGCTGCCACGATCGCAGCTTGCGGTGCATGGTCCGGCAAGATGCCGGAGCCCACGGCCACGAATCCGGGTGAAGGGATGTTCGAACTTCGAGCCATTACGAACCGCGTGGTAAAGCCATATCTGAGCGACGCCGGCTTCGACCCTATGTGTCAGGACCCTCTGCCAGATCCGAAGCACCTGCCACCACTTCCAGGCCTTCGCGACCGCGTGGATGCAATTTTGCACGCCGAAGGCTACCGCGAGGAGTCGGGCAAGCCCTGGCTCCTGAAGGACCCAAAGGCCTGCCTCATGTGGCCAGCCTGGCGCACGGCGTACCCTTCAGCGCGGTGGGTGATAGTGAGACGCCGAAAAGAAGACATCGTGGCATCGTGCCTGCGAACCAGATTCATGCGGCGACGAACCACGGCGGCAGAGTGGCTGGACTGGGCAGAGCACCACGAGCGATGCCTAGCCGAGATCATGGATAGCGGGGCACAGGCGCGCGAGATTTGGCCATCTGAGCTGGTTCACGGAAATTTCGGCCCAGCCCGAAAAGTGATATCATGGCTGGGGCTTCAATGGACGGCAGCAGCACAGGCCATAGCTGACGCGTCGCTGTGGCACGAGAGGCCAGAGCAGCCCCTGCCGACTGAGCAATGTGGGGAGTGCAGACTATGAACGATGCAGACGAAGTCAGACTGTCGGCCAACTTTACCCGGAAAGAGTTCCTGTGCCCGTGTTGCGGGCGCGCCGAGATCTCCCCGCGCCTCGTCGAAGTCCTCCAGAGCATCAGGGATGCCGTACGGCGGCCTGTCAGGATGTCGAGCGCCTGGCGGTGTGTCGAACACAATCGCGCAGCAGGGGGCGAAGAGGGGTCAGAGCACCTCGTAGGCACTGCCGCAGACATTGTCTGTGAAACCCCGGAAGACAGATACCAGATCGTGATGGCGGCCATGGCAGCGGGCGTTCGGCGCATCAAACTCTATCCGCATCACGTACATATAGGCGTGCGCGTGACCAGTCGTCAGTGCAGACTGTCGGCCGAGGACACAAACGACAACAGGGGATAGGACATGGCCATCAGGGTGACCGGCGAAGACGTCAAGAAGATCATCGATACCGACCTCAGCGAAAGCGAGATCGAGATTTTCATCGAGACCGCAAGCGATCTCGTTGACGACCTCATTGGCATCTATGCCGCGGCCAGGCTTGAGAAAATCGAGCTGTGGCTCTCAGCTCATTTCCTGGCCATGTCCCTGGAGCCGCAGCCACAGAGCGAGGCTGCAGGACAGACCAGCGTGACCTACCAGGGGCAGTCAGCGATGAGACTGGACGCTACGCGATACGGCCAGATGGTCGGGATGCTCGACACACAGGGCGCGCTGTCCGACGCCGGCAAGCCCTCGGCCAGCTTCGTCGTAACCGACGTGCTCGACTAGGGGCGATTGATGAAGATGAACAACCTACACCACCAGTTAATAATCCACTGGGCACACACCGGCGAGGACGGTTACGGCGGCAGCGCCTTCGACACACCTGCGCAGCTTGTCGGACGCTGGGAGTCTGGTGGTGACATGATCCGGACATCTGACGGCGACGAGGTGGCGGCGCTGGCTACGGCGTTTCTGTGGCATGACATCGCCGAGGGCGACTACCTAATGCTTGGCGACGTGGACGACCTAGACAGCGCTACGGCGGACAATCCGCAGGCGATCGAGGGTGCGCTGGAGGTGCGGCAGTTCCGGAAGACACCGGACTACCGCGGGCGCTATTTTGAGCGCAAGGCGATGATGTAGGGGGGGGCAATCATGAAGGGCGGAGATGTCCCAATCCAGACACAGCTAGACCTAGTGAACGGTCGCCTGGCCAAAGCTGTCGAGAAGATACAGACCCAGGCCGCAGGCGGAGTCGTGCTTGCGGCCCTATGGGTAAAGCGCGAGGCGATGAAACTGTGCCCGGTTGTCACAGGCAACCTGCGTAGCAGCGCCTTCGTCACAGGGCTAGGACAGCCTGCGCCGATCGCGACGTTTGTGGATAGTGGTCCGGGCGGGGTAGAGATCGACAAGGACAAAATGCAGGAGCGGCATCAGGAGGTCGTGGCAGAGAGCACAGCGCGCGTCGCAGCGGCCCCGGCATCGAGGCCGCTATCAGAGGTAGGATTCACGGCGATCTACGCGCGCCGCACGCACGAGAACCCCCTCGCCGGGAAGACGGGCGGGGAGACCAAATCCACGGCCTATATGGAGCGGAAGCGCATTGAGGCTGGGAGCACTGAGATTACATATTCGCGCGTGGGACAGTGGCAGTTCCTAGCCACGCCATTGCGCAGGCGGAAGCAGATCCTTGGCATTATTGCTGGAGAGGTGACTTTCTGACATGAGCTCGCCAGCCGAAGAAATCGCCGAGATGCTCGTGGACAGCGGGGCTTCGCTCGGCCTGACCGCCATCGGCACCGACGTCTTCGTCTCGAAGATGCCCCCGAGCCCGGATGCATGTGTGACCCTATACGACACGGGTGGAATCGAGGGCGACGGCTATCCCGAGGCAGCAACGCACCCGATGGTGACAGTACATGTCAGAGGCGATGTCGCAGGCTACCAGGCAGCCTATGTCCTGGCGCTTGCGATCAGAACCTATCTGTACAGCCTGGGCGAAGTAACGACGGGCAATTATCGTTACTTCCGAATATGGCCAGTCAATGAGCCCCTGCTGGTGGGCTACGATAGGCAGGACAGGCCGATGTTAACGCTAACGCTCCGGACGATCCGGACAGAGGCAGGAAGCAGTTAAGACGATCGGCGCGGGAGCGCCAGGGAAGGAGGCAGGCAGATGAGCGCGAGTGGTTCGGGAAGAGGAATGATCCTGGGGATCCATGCAGGGACTGATGAGAGCTCCGGAGCCGTATATACGCCGGTGGCCGAGCTGACCAAGATTGATCCCCCGACCTACAGCAGGGAAGGGGTAGATCTCACTAGCGCCGATTCGCCGGACGAATACGAGGAGACTGTGGGCGGGGTGCGAAGGACCGGGAAAGTACAAATCGAGGGCAAACTCACGACAGCAGGACGCACCGCACTGCTTGCGGCCTTCGACCGCAACGACAACGACGCGTTCCAGATCACGCTGCCGGACTACGACGGCGGGGCGATCCAATTCAACGGATTTTTGTCAGACTTTTCGAGTAGCCTGACCTTCAGCGGCGAGTGCACATTCTCGGCGCAAATCAAGGTGTCAGGAAAGCCGACCGAGATTTCAACGCCTGAATAATCGGGCACGTTAATTGCAAAGTAAGCGACATGCCAAACAACCGGAGGAAAAAGATGAATATGAGAGACAGGGTGCTGTCCGCGAGGCCGGCACCCTCTGAGAGAGTCGCGATTGGAGAGACATGGGTAGACGTACGGCAGATGCTCGTCTGGCAATACGAACGCTATGAGGGATGGCTCGTCAAGAGGAAGGAAACGGGCAGCAGTACCCCGAGCATCCGGGCACTACTGCTCGTCTCGACCGTCCACGATCCCGAGACCGGCGAGCCAGTATTCACTGAAGACGACGTACAGACGATAGACAGGCTGCCTAGCCGCATCACTGACGCGGCTTTCCAGGTCGCGGTACGGCTCAATTTCCGCGACCTACCAGCGGCGCCAGGAGACGCAGCAAAAAACTCCTGAGAGACCCTGGGCGGCTGTGGAAGTACCGCCTGGCGTCTCACCTACACTGCAAGGTTGCCGACATCGACGAGATGCCGCTGGAGGAGTTTAGGGGATGGATGGCTTACGCGTTAATCAATCCAATCCCGGACATCGAAAGGATAGAGCTGGGCCTTGCTCGGATGATGGCATTAACGGCCGAAATCAACCGCAACGAGACCCTCAGGATTCGGCCGTTCACTGTCCTCGATTTTATGCCGAAGTGGGCCGAGGCCGTAGATCAGCCACCGCCAAGGCCGATCACATCGAACGACGTCCGGCTTGCCTTCGGGCTGCCGCTAAAGTCGGAGACCGCGCCAGCGGACAAGGAAGGGCCATAAGATGGCCGAGGTAATTGGCGCCCTAGTCGCCCAGATAGGCGGCGACACGAGCGACTTGGAAGCCGCGCAGGGGCACGCGAAGACCGTCCTGGGGAGCATCGGCCAGGAGTTCCAGGCCATGGGCCGCATTGGGGCCGGGGCCTTCCGATTCGTTCGCGATCAGATATTTTCCCTCCAGGGCGCCTTGGCCGCTGCTGGGATCGGCCTTGCGGCCAGGGACTTCGTCGCCGCGGCTTCATCCGCAGAACAACTCACAACCACCCTCGACCGCCTGTCACACGGCCGGGGCGTAGAGACCTTCCGCGCCCTCGACCAGTGGGCCGCGAAATTGCCTGCCGACACAACGACAGCCGTCGAGGCCTATAAAAACCTTGTGGCTCTAGGCCTACGTCCGACACTCCATGAAATGGAACTGCTTATTGATACCTCTGCAGCCCTGGGAGGAGGACAAGAGGTAGTAAGGGAACTGGCATCGGCTATCGGCAAGATGGCAACGCGAGGCCAACCCGCATTGCAGGAACTATTTCATCTCGCCAGCCGAGGCATACCGGTCTTTAAAATACTTGAAGACCAACTCGATATGACCAGCGAAGAAATTCGCAATATCGCAACATCGGGGACAACGGCCAAGGAAGTCATAGACGCCCTTTATCGCGGACTAGAGAAGCTCTACAGCGGCGCCACCAAAGACAGGGCCGGCACCCTGGCTGGCCTAATCGAGCAAGCCAGAAGCACGTGGAACAGGTTCCAGCAGTCGGTAATGGATGCCGGAGTCTTCGAGTTCCTGAAGTCGGGCCTTGCGACAGTCATCGCGCAATTCGAGAAGATGAAGGCTTCCGGGGACATGGACCGCGTGGCGCGGGATATGGCCATGGCCATTGTCACAGGATTCACCTACATCGCCCGGGCTGCCTCGATCGTCACCCAGTCGATATTCTCGATAAAGTTCTCGCTTGAAGAGGTATCACAAGCAGCGATCAGCTACTCGATTATCATGACCAAGGTCACGCGGGCGCTGGAGTGGCTGACATTCCAAACAGAGCGCGTTACGGCCCTGACCGAACAAATTCAGGCCATGGAAGCCATGGGCGCAGCCTCCGAGGCCGCCGGCAAGCAGGCCTGGGACGCCATGACGCGCATCGGCACCGCAGCCGATGGGCTGATAGACCAGCTCGATGCGAAGCTAAACGAGCTCGCAAGGAAGAAGTACATAGGCCCGACCATTGCCCCCACAGTTGAGCTTCCCGATACCGGCGGCGAAGGCCCCTCAGCCAGGAAGGCCGCAGGCATCGGGACCACGCCATACGGCCCCGAGCAGGCTCCTCTGACCCTTCGCGCGCAGCCCGCCCCGATAATGGTGCCAGCTCGCCGAGGCATCGAGGAAGAGACAGCGGCCGTGGAGGCGCAGTCGGCGGCATACCGCCAGGCTGCGGCAGAGCGGGCCGAGCTTGCGCGCCAAGGTATATCGTTCCAGGAGGACGCGAACGCACAGTACAGAGACCAACTCCAGGCCCGCGCAGACTCCGAGCGAGAACTCGCAAAGACCACCAAGGCCATTGTCGATGACGTAGTGCGGTACGAGACCGCGGCCATAGAGGCGCGGCAAACGGCCTGGAGTAGATACTACACGGCTCAAGACGCCGACTTCCAGGACTGGCAATCGGCAGTGGTCCGGGGCTTCGACCGCATGGCCGAGGGCGTCGGCGATGCCTTCGCGGAAATGCTAGTCGACGGCAAATCGTGGGCTGAGAGCATGGAGGCACTCTGGAAGTCGCTGGTCAAGTCTATCATCTCTCGCCTGATCGAAATGACGGCGGTTTATGTGGCCAACAGCCTCGTGCGTATGGCGCAAGGCCAGGTAGAGACATCGGCAGCCGTGACGCAGGGCGCTATTCAGACCGCTGCCAGATCAGGCGCAGCGGGCGCATCTGGTGGCCCCTGGGGCGTGGCCGCAGCAATCGCCCTTGGTCTCGCAGCCTTCGCGGCCGGTATCGCCTCAGCCCAGGCGTTCAAGGGCGGCGAGGTTGCCGGTATGAAGGATGTCCGGCCCCTCGGCAACGCACAGAAGACTGACATATTCGGCGATCGCAGCCAGGCGAGGGCAGAGAACCGCGCGGTCAACGTGACCATCGAACTTGATGGCGCAGTCCTGGCCCGGAAATTGATCGACCTCACACGCAACGGCGCAGGCTACGGGCGCACCACGTTTGCTTTGGTGACCGGCTAGGGAGGGCGCATGTTCCGAATCTTCAGCAGCTTTGACAGCGACTCCGAGAGCGCGACCATAACGGCTTCGAGCGCGCTGGCCAACTACCCCGTGAGCCGTCTTGCGAATCCGGTCGTGGCCGACGTCTGGAAGACTACCGGAGCCAGCGCATCCGAAGCTATCTATGTCGATCTTGGCGCCGAAATGTCCATCGACGCCTTCGCGCTGCTGGGCCACGACTTCACGGCTTCGGATAGCGGCTTTCTCTTTGAGGCAGACGCAACCTATCCCATCCCGACTGAACCAACGATCTCTATCAGCCTGTCCTACCATGCCCAAGATTTCATCGTTTTCTTCGAGCCCGAGGATGACGACGTGCGATATTGTCAGTTTACGTTCACAAAGGCCACGGCCTCAGCGATCCGCTCAGCCGGCAGGCTCCTCATCGGCACGCATTACCAATGCCCACGGAGTCCACTGCTGCGCACGCCACAGTGGGGCATGGAGGCGCAGGGTCTGCAAGTGCAGCGCACCCAGCACGGGCAGCAGTATACCGATGGCGCATGGATCCCACGCACCTTCCGCGCGACCTTCCCCGCCTGCCCACAGGCCATGCTGGACGAGCTCACCGCCCTGGCCCGCGATCAGGGGCTTTGGTCGCCGTTCCTTATCTCACAAAACTGGGACGAACAGCCCTATGCGATGTCACTGTACGGACGCCTCGCGCAGGCGCCACAGGCCACACACCACAGGGCAGAGGGTGACGATGTTTTCGACATAACCCTCGATATGGTCGAGGTGAACTGATGTCCACCCGGTCGTTTGGCGAGGAAGCGCGGTACCCAAGCCCGGTTATCCTGATCAAAACCAGGATCACCGGCTACCGCCATGTGACCGCCTGGCAAGATCCGCTATCAGACTATCCATCGAGCTGGTGGGTGCCCCTGGAGGAGGACGACTATGTGACCGGGTGCCTAGAGGATGGGGCCGCCATGATGGAGTTCGACAACCTCGCCGACCTCGACGCCTCGGACGGTATAGGTGGCTATATGTGGGACCGCTCAGGCGGCGAC